AACGCTCTACAGTCCGACAAAGGACACGTTTTTTACGTTGCGCCCACCCAAGGGCAAGCCCGTGACATCATGTGGCAAACCCTGTTGGAGCTAGGACACCCTGTTATATCTGGAAGTCACATCAACAATCTCCAGATCAGGCTGGTCAACGGGGCCACGATTAGTCTCAAGGGAGCCGACAGGCCAGAGACAATGCGTGGTGTGTCCTTGAAGTTTCTCGTGATGGACGAGTACGCAGACATGAAGCCTGACGTATGGGAACAGATTCTCCGTCCAGCACTGGCTGACCAGAAAGGTGAAGCACTGTTCATAGGTACGCCTATGGGCAGGAACCACTTCTACGAGTTGTACAAGTACGCAGAGTTAGGTGACGATGAGACTTACAGGGGCTGGCATTTCACCAGCTACGACAATCCAATCTTGGACCCGACTGAAATCGACATGGCAAAGAAATCAATGTCGAGTTACGCCTTTAGACAAGAGTTCATGGCCTCATTTGAAGCCAGAGGCTCAGAGATGTTCAGAGAGGATTGGGTCAAGTTCGGAGAAGAGCCAGAAGAAGGCGACTACTACATCGCAGTTGACCTCGCTGGATTTGAGGACGTAAACAAAAAACGGACGAAGAACACTAAACTAGATGAAACCGCAATCGCTGTCGTTAAAGTTGGTACTGATGGTTGGTACGTTGATAACATTATACATGGGCGGTGGGAGCTTAACGAGACTGCCGCCAAGATATTTCAGGCCGTTAGAGACTACAGACCCGTTAGCGTTGGTATTGAACGAGGGATTGCAAAGCAAGCTGTAATGAGTCCTCTGATGGACCTGATGAAGCGCTACGGGCAGTTCTTCAGGGTAGAAGAGTTAACCCACGGTAACAAAAAGAAGACCGACAGAGTGATGTGGGCCTTACAAGGGCGCTTTGAGAACGGATACGTAACTTTGAGAAAAGGAGAGTGGAACTCTAGGTTCTTAGACCAGTTGTTCCAGTTTCCTGATGTTTTAACCCACGATGACTTGGTTGACGCTCTAGCGTACATAGACCAGTTGGCTAAGGTAGCTTACAGCTACGACTTTGAAATAGACGATCACGAGATACTCGACGTAGTAGCAGGATACTAAAGTGACTAAGAGAGTTTACAGGCGGTTAAATACCTACGGAATATACGCAATCAGTGCTGTAGTGTTTTGTACACTAGGGTACACAGTTGCCGTACTTTAAGGAACCTAAGATGGCAGAAGAAATTTATAGCCCAGACCCTCTGATGATTGAGGAGTCTCTGGAAGAGTGGGTGATGACCAAGTGTGAAAACTGGAGAGATCACTATGAATCAAACTACGAACAACGGTTCGAAGAATACTATAGGCTATGGCGAGGTCAATGGGATCCTGCTGACTCCGAAAGAGCGTCAGAGCGTTCTCGAATTATCTCTCCTGCGCTTCAGCAGGCTGTAGAGTCTAACGTAGCGGAGTTAGAGGAAGCCACGTTTGGTAGAGGTAAGTGGTTTGATATATCAGACGATACTAACGATCCCAACAAACAAGACATCCTGTACCTTCGTAAAAAACTTACAGAAGACTTTGAAGCCTGCAAGGTTCGTAAAGCTGTGGCTGAGTGTCTTATTAATGCTGCTGTCTTTGGTACAGGCATTGGTGAAATTACTCTTGAAGAGATTAAAGAAATGGCTCCCGCTACAGAGCCAATCATGGATGGACAACTACAAGCAGTAGGCGTATCTATTACTGATCGTGTGGTTGTAAAACTAAAACCTGTATTGCCTCAGAACTTTCTTATTGACCCTGTAGCTACGTCTATTGAGGATGCTATGGGTGTTGCTGTAGACGAGTTTGTTTCTAAACACAGCGTAGAACTTCTACAGGAGCAGGGTGTTTACAACGAGGCTTACATTGAATCTGCTGCTCCTGACAGCGACTTAGAGCCAGATCAAGACCTCACGCTGTACAACGACGACAAAGTACGGCTGACGAAGTACTACGGTCTTGTGCCCCGTGAGTTACTTGAGAACGAAGGTGTAGACGTAGAAGAAGATTCTAAGTACGTTGAGGCTATTGTAGTAGTAGCTAACGGAGGTACGCTCCTTAAAGCTGAAGCTAATCCTTACATGATGCAGGATCGTCCTGTTGTTGCGTTCCCTTGGGATGTAGTTCCTGGAAGATTCTGGGGTCGCGGTGTGTGCGAAAAAGGCTACAACAGCCAAAAGGCACTCGATACAGAGCTACGTGCACGTATTGATGCTCTGAGTCTAACTATTCACCCAATGCTCGCCATCGACGCTACGCGGCTTCCTAGAGGGGCTAAGCCTGAAGTGCGTCCTGGAAAAATGATACTAACTAATGGAGATCCCCGTGAAGTACTTCAACCTTTCAACTTTGGTCAAGTGGGCCAAATCACGTTTGCGCAAGCTGCGAGCCTTCAACAAATGGTGCAACAAGCGACTGGAGCCGTGGATTCCGCAGGCATTGCAGGGCAAGTCAATGGCGAAGCAACCGCTGCTGGTATTAGTATGTCTCTTGGTGCTATTATTAAGCGTCATAAGCGTACTCTCATAAACTTCCAACAGTCGTTCCTACTACCGTTTGTAACCAAAGCTGCACACAGATATATGCAGTTTGACCCTGAAAACTACCCAGTAGCTGACTACAAGTTTAACGCTACGAGTACTCTGGGTATCATTGCTCGTGAATACGAAGTTACGCAGTTGGTTCAACTCTTGCAAACTATGAAGCAAGACAGTCCGCTGTACCCTGTGTTGATTCAGAGCATCATTGATAATATGAACCTCAGTAACCGTGAGGAGCTTATTGCGACAATGCAACAGGCTTCACAACCTGATCCTCAAGCACAGCAGATGGCTATGGTGGCACAACAAGCACAGCTTGAGTTCCAGCAAGCACAGACTGCTGCTCTGCAAGGTCAGGCCGCAGAATCTCAGGCTAGGGCAGTTAAGTACGCTGTTGATTCAGAACTTGCGCCACAGGAGCTTGAGATTGATCGCATCGAAGCTATTACTCGTAATCTCAAAGAAGGCGATCAAGAAGACAAAGAGTTTGAACGTAGACTTAAAGTTGCTGACAGGCTCTTAAAAGAACGACAACTACGAGGTAATCGTACCAATGCTAATGACACAAACCGAAATGAGCAAATTTCTAGACCAAATCAACCAAGCGTTCAAAGACCAGTTCGACAAATTGGAAGTTTTACAGGCCAAGGTGGACCAACTGGAGGCGCTAATCAATGAGCAAGGACAAGGATCCAAGACTAGCAAGAGCAGGGGTAAGCGGGTACAACAAACCGAAGAGGACGCCTAATCACCCTACGAAGTCACACGTAGTTGTGGCTAAAGAAGGTGACAAAGTTAAGACCATACGGTTTGGACAACAAGGAGTCAGTGGTGCTGGAAAAGATCCTAAGACGGCTAAGGAAAAGGCGAGGCGTAAATCCTTTAAGGCTAGACACTCTAAGAACATTGCTAAAGGAAAGATGAGCGCAGCGTACTGGGCAAACAAGGTGAAATGGTGATATGGCTGGACTATACGAAAACATACACAAGAAACGCAAGAGAATCAAAGCTGGCTCTGGAGAACGTATGCGTAAACCTGGATCTAAGGGTGCACCTACGGCTAGTGCCTTTAAGAAAGCGGCTAAAACAGCCAAAAAGCAAAAAAGGAGTAAATAATGCCAAAAGTAGGTAAAAAACACTTTCCTTATACTAAAGAAGGATACAAAGCCGCCGCAAAAGCTAAGGCTAAGATGAAAAAGAAAACCAAAAAGAAACGGTAATAATACCAAGAAAAAAACTTGACATTTTAACAAAATTATGTTATAATAAAAGATATAGAGACAACCTTATGGCCTCACTCGATCAAGAAACAGAACAATACTACAATAAGTACTTTGACCTGTTTGGAACCGCTGGTTGGAAGCAGTTAATCGAAGAACTAAAGCAAAACGCTCTCGTAATTAACAGCGTAGAAGCAACCAAAGATCAGAATGATTTGTATGTACGTAAAGGACAACTAAACGTACTTGCTTATATTATTAACTTTGAAACTACTACTAATAATAACTACGAAGAGTTAACTAGCGATGATTAAGGTATTTGATTTTCGCTGTACTAACGGACATATCTTTGAAGAATTTGTAGAAGGGAATACTACGTCCAGTAGGTGCGGATGTGGAGCCAACGCTACAAAAATCGTATCAGCAACTCAACACATACTCG